GTAGATCTTCATCCATTTTAAATCTATGACTTCTTACAATAGTTTCTTTTTCTGAAATCACTGACTCATAAAACTTTTGAATTGGATCATTCTTAAATCGTGGGAATGAAAGCAGAATTACTTTACCAAAATCTGGAAAACGTGAATCTACTGAAGCCCTATACATATCATATATAGCATCCGCTGTTTTAGCTTGATCATGTCCAGTTGTATTTTCAGTTGCAAAACCTGAGATCTCATCAAGGATCACGACGATAACGTTATAGCCTTCCCAAGCCTCACGCTCTGAGTGACCTGAGTGCACAGTAACAGCTTTATCAAACTTCATCTCAGATGCTTTATCAGTATATTTACCAGTAAACCATGGAGATTTTTCGATACGAGTTTTAAATCCTTTAAAGAAAACATTGTTAGCCTGTTGAGCATTGATAGCAATATTTAAAATATCAATTGCATCACCAGGTGGTTTGCCATAATATGAGGCAGGGTCTTTAAGGCACAATAGTAAATATACTATATATGCAACTGCGATGGTTGAACAATAATCTTTTCCAGAGCCCTTACCTAGTTGGGCAACAACTTCATTAGCTGTCTGCTTGTACATTCTTTTGCCCTCTTCTTCGCCAAATAGCTTTACAAGGGTAGATTCTTTATAAATCTGTGAGCTTTTTTCAATCAGTCTATATTGATATTCAGAAAGTGGTGGTAATCCCAAATATTGTGGACTTTGAACAAATGTTCTTAAATCGACTGGCTTTTCATCAAACTCTTCGCCGTCAAGTAAGTCAATGAGATCATCAAAATTAAACTCCACTAGCTTCCTCTACAATAACTGATTCAACTACACCAGTAATTTGTGATAGCCTCCTAGCAACATCCATCTTGCACTTAGGACATGTTGCAGTAACTTCCTTAAGGATTCCAACAAGGATTTCTTGCTTCCGCTCTGTATCTGCAATTTGAGTTGCCAATTCAGCATTATCTAATAAGCCAACTTGTTGCAGCATGCCTATTCTTTTTGTTTCAATATCAGCAATTAATTTTAATGCTCCAGATTTTACTGCTAGTTGACCCTGTAGTCCTGCTTCCTCTACTGTCTTCCAAGCTTCCTGTATAAGCATTGCATAATGTTGATCTGCACCTGAGATTGCTTCCTTGGCTCTATCCCTTGAGCTCTGATCATTATGAACTACATTCTTCCATTCATCAATGAGTTCAACCACCTCTGCTCTTTTAAATCCAGTCAGGGTGGCGATTTGTGTAGGGGTATTACCTTTTAGTAGTTCAGAGACTACTTTATTCATGCGATCAAAATGATCAGCTAATTCCATTTCCATATGTATACATTATACTTCTAGTCGACTGAAATTGCAAGTTTCTTGGCGATTTTAAGCAGGATCAAATATCCAATCATGTCGTCAATATCATTATCTCCTGCAAACCCTGAGCCATTTTTAATTCGATTAATCTTATCATCAATTCTAATTTTAATCTGCTCAGTATTATCTGCTTGTGAAAATATACGAATTGGACTTAATGCTGAGTCTCCATATGAAATGTTTTTCTTAATAAGCATCTCTGCAATCTCAAGACATTCTCTAATAATCTTATGTCCAGATGGTGCATCTGTTGCAATTAATTGTAGGTCTGTAACCCACATTTGATAACCGTTATCTTTATTTGGATAATTTGTGGCCGCCATTATTCCATCTCCTTGTATAGTTGTTTAAGTCCTTTAAGTGTTCCAATATCCATATACTTGCCACCTGGTTTAACCGCCTTAATATTAGCTCTTGCGCTAATCCATTCCTTAATTTGTTTTCCAGGATGGTCTAAACTTGGATCTAAGTATCTTATCATATTCTTACGAAATAGCATAGTGCCCCACATATCTGTATAATTACAATCCTCTACTTTATCTTCTGATCCAATAACTTTATCTCCAGACAAAAGTACTTGTCCAACACGACCTTTTAATTCATCAGAACATTCCCAAACTCCAAGAACAATATCTGCCTTATCTTCTTTCATCATCTCTTTATATATATTTCCTGGAGCGTTTAAAATAAATGTATCTGGCATAGCAACCAAAACAGTATCATTATTTTCACCAATCATAAACTTTACTGCGTCTGACATAGTTGATGGCTCACGAACGATTAATTTAACATTCATATCCATATTCTGAATAATTGGAACCCATGCTGCTCTAGTTGATATTCTTACTTCATCGCAAACCTCTAGCATTTGTTCTACATGCCATTGTAATAATGATCTTTCATCTGAAATTGGTAGGCAAAATTTTGGTATCCCGCCACCTCTAGATGCCTTACCAGATGCTGGCAATACTCCAATTACTGACATTAGTTGCCCCATTCATGAGGATTAAATCCATTTGGATATGATTCATTAACCATTGGATCTTTTTTCCATGCAATCCAACCAGCTTCTCTGTCATCTCCCCAATAAAGGTGAACTACATCTCTATCTAATAGTCTTCGTGCTTCATCACCATTTAAAATCTTTACATTATTATTCTTTAGCCATTCCATTTCCATAAGTTCTGGAGCCCAATCATTTAAATGCTTTTGGTAAGGCTCTACACCTAATTCTTTATACATAGCATCAGTAAACATTTGAACATCAGTGTAGTAATGAACCATATGATTATGCTTGATAATTCCGTCTGAACATCTCTCTACACATAAATCAATCGCAGCCTTCATAATAGGACTACCAGCTTTTGCAGCAATAACCTGTGTTGCTAACCATGGAGTATCTTTTTCAATATCCAATAATGCATCATCATTATCACTGAGCCAGTCTGAAATAGGAGCTTTACAGTGTGTATCCATATCTGCGTATACTCCACCAAAAATGTAAAGGATTGCAAATCTCCAAAGACCTGCCTTCATTACACCTAGTGGTAAATTCATATATGTATCATAAACATCTTTTGAAAAGTTCAATCTAAAAAATTGTTCTCTGTCTGCACCAGACATATATCCATGATCCCAGTCTGGATTCATATGCTTCCAAGTACCTATGCTATCTTTAGCATATTGTGGTAAATCATCATACGAAGTTTCGTATGTTTGCCAAATTATTTTTTCAATACTCATCTTTTTTTAATTAATCCAAACTGCTCTAGATATCTCTGTATAGTCATAGCAGAAACACCACACTCTTGACCTATTTCGGTCACAGTTTTCTTTTGTACTATATATCTTCTATATAGCCACTCTTTACTTTGATATAACTTCATCGCTCTGTCAGTACCTTGTTAGCATAATGTGCGATACCAAAACTATCTGCAACATCAAAATCCACCACATTTAAATTATACTTTCTATTAAAGTAATCAGCAGTTCTTTGCTTTCTCATATTTCTTAATTGATTTTTATACCATGAATCTGCATATCCTGGATTATTTGTTCTTATAGCAGCTTTTTCTTCTTTTGTTGGGTTTTTATTTCCAATATAAGCCTGCCAAGCACTAGGGGATATAGTAATAACGGAAGCGCCAGTAGACATAAGTTCAGCAATAACAACACCATAGACATAAGATAATTTTATCACGGCGTCTGGTGATCTGACAAGTACTGCTCCTTCAACAACAATATAATCTGCCTTTAATTGATTTAACATTGCATTCATTTTTACTTTAGCGTCATAAATTTTTGCATATATGTCAGCACCCTGCAAATCAATTTTGCCCCATTTAATTGGAATATCATTTTCCATTAGACAAAAAGCAACTGAATTAGTGGAGGCATCTATGCCAAGAACTCTGTGTGCTTTGGTTTTAACTAGATCAGCTAACTTCATCGATCATCCCCAATAACTTTTCTCTGTTAGATTTATTAAGATTCTTTTCGCATGATGAACAAATCTCTGATTGATTATACCTGCTCAATGGAATCCTACATTTCTTACATGCTCTAAATGCACCATTTCTAATTGCCTTCTTTTCATAATATTTTTCCATGATTCTTTTATTTGTTGCAACACGGCAACATTCATCAGAGCAATATTTTTGATTATGAGTTTTAGGCTCAAACTTTGTCTTGCAATCTGAATTAGAACAGATCATAGTTTAGGTACCTGATATGCTTCAATTTGTACCTCACCTATTGGTCCAGACCAGCATTCTTTTTTAACAGCACAACCCTTACAGGCATAACTAGATTTAGTAAATGGTCGCATTGGTAATCCACCATCTTTAAAATTATCATATACTTCCTGCAACCATAAAAATAATTCTTCAATAATCTGCTTATTTTTTTCATTCATCTGAACTGGAATAATCAAAACCTCTTGAGTATTTTTATTTTCATATAGGAAGAATCCTTCTTTAGCATCTCTTAACTTCATATATGTCAGCAGCTGTAGCATATGATTTGAAGAAGGATTCATTTCTGCTTGGCGTGTATCCCAGACCTCTTGCTTTGCAGTTTTAATTTCACCAATAACCTGTTCGCCTTTCCAGTCAAGGATCAGGTCGATAAAACCTCTGATTGGAGGATATTCATTTTTGATTTCAAATTCTTCATGCTGTAATACGCCCATGTTGGCGATAAGTTTCTGAAGTCTTTCGTGTGCCTGTGTACCCTGAGCCATATTTGCAACAGCAATAGAATCATTTGAATCAATAAACATTGCACCGCTAAATGCTAAATACCAGTATCTTGGACAATTACCACTTCCATAGCCCAAAGAACTTGGACTAAAGGATGTTTTTGTAGTCATTTGATCGCCACGTTTTGTTGCAAGATACGAGTCATCAAGCATCTTAGCAAATTCTTTTGGGTCGAAGCTTCCAGTAACCTTTTTAAATTTTAAATTATTTACAATATCTCTACCCATTTATGAATTATACCTAACCACATACTTCAATGCATCTACAAGTTTATCTATGGATTCCTTGAGAGAATAGTAAATGTTCTTTTTATTATTATTCTCCGTTCCAGCCTTATCCTTTGCAATTGTAGAATAAACTGAAGCAAGTACAGCAAACTTAGTAGACATTGCTTGAAGCTCAATAATTAAATTTGGGGCTTTGGCTGAAGGAACATCTGGATTCATAAGCATTTTTACTACAATAGCAAGCGCTTTATCTAGGTGCTCATCTTTCATAAATTCATGAAGGTCATTAAATTCTGTGATATCACTAATTAATTCAAGAGTATTCTTATCGTTTGACATGTTTTCTAACCTCTTTTTCAGTATACCATGTTGCCCAAAGACCTAGTGGGTATCCTATAACAATACCAAATAATACACCCATCATAAAAAGTTCCATTACAGTACCCTCCCAATTAATCCATAACCCAACCAGAGACCAAAAATTCCCATAAGCCCAGCAAATACTGGTGGGGCAGGAACTGGAAGTTTAAACAAAGCAAATACTGCTCCAACTCCCATTCCTGTAATAGTAGTCATAAATACTTCTTTCATTGGTTATCCTCCCAAAATTGGATCAGCTCTTCTAATACCGCCCACTCAATAATTCCAAGTCGTACCTTAGAATCTTCACCTATAATAATCTTTAATGCTGGATGCATGTCTCTACTTACCTTAAATGTATCAGTACAAATTTTAGACCATACTGGTTTGTTTAAAGTAAAAGACTTTGATGCCTCTTTGTAATCAACAAGGAATTGATTCCACTTAGCATCGCCCTTTTGGTAATCACCACGACCACTATTTTTTTGAGCCTTGGCACCATCACGTTTTACTTCAGATCTTTCAGACATTAACTAACCTTAAAGATTGTTTCATGGCCCTTAGAACAGCGCCATGACATAACAAAATCTACTGGGTCCCAGAAAGCACCGCTAACATCTTCATCACATTTAGAGCATGGCCTAATCCCATGTATCTTTTCTAATTCGTATGGTTTTTGCTCAACAGGCTTATCAAAAAACTCATTAATTTTTGGCATTTATTTCTCCGACTAAGCTGTCTACAACATCTGGATTTTCCCGCAAATATGCTACAGCCTTTGCACGTCCTTGAAAACGCTCTCCATTTA